TACCATAGACTTCTCCATTATCTAAAGTATCATCTACATCAAAGGTTTCTAGAGCCATTAATTACTCCTTTATTTATCCAGCATCAGCAGCAGTTATTGTGTAAGTTCCATAACAAATATTGCCACTTACGACTGGCTGTGCCGTATCAAATTTTCCTGCACATAGTAATGTACCCCTCCAGCAGTATCACCCTTTGTATTTGGGTCAGTTCCTCCTCCAACTAAAGCTGCTCCATATAATGTTTTAGTATCATTCATGGTAAATGTGGCTTTGTTAGCCGAATTTGTTATTGACTTTGCCGCTGATTCTGCTTCATTGTATTCTGGTCTTGTCACCTCATCATATGCCGTGCACTCTGTGAAAACTGGCACTGCGTAAGTCATATCAGAAGCACCTGCTGTATCAGTTTCGTATATTACATAATACCATGTTGCAATCTGGGTAGCCCCGTGAAGCACCGCATTTAAGATATGATTCAGTCCCTCATCAGTTACTATATTCTCGCCTTTAGCTTTTGATATTAATTTTTCTTCCTTATCCCATATTTCCAGTTCAAATATGCCTTTGAGTTTTGCTCCTGATTTTGCACCTCCTTTGAATAAACTCTTATCAATGTTTAATTTGATTGGTATTAGTTCCATTTCTATTCCTCCTTTCTTTTGTAATATTTATCTAAAATTGGAAGTAAATCTTCCACATATTCTGGCATCTTATGCCTTATTCCTTTGTCCATAAATTCACATATTTTTCTATAGTAGTGGGCTTTTCTTATCGCATTGTGTCCAGCAGTGGAGTATTTGATTTCAATTCCGAAGATATTTTCTCCATTATTATATGGAGCACCTTTAGTAAGATACAATCTCTTTATTTCTCTTACTACTGTCAGTATACAAGCTTCGTAGGTTTCAAATTTTCCAGCAGGTTGAGCACCTGAGTCATAAATAGCCCATCCATAGAGATTTTTCCATTCCCTGCCATAATAGGATTGCCCAATCAGTAATACTCCATTTGAGTTTCTTTCTCCACTCTCTTGCATGGCATTTGCCAATTGATGCTCAACTGGATAGCCCGTTTCTTCTTCAGCTTGTTTAAAGTATCTTCCATGCTCTGATAAATTTGGAATTGCTTTTTCAGATAGAAAGTAATCTATCAGTGCTATTGGGTAATCTTTTTTTGTCCATATTGGCTGAAACACTTCTGGGTAGAAGCCATCAACTGTGGTGCTTTCTAATTTTCCTTTTGTCTGTGGTCCAACTTTTCCATCAATAACTATATGGGTAAGTTCTTGGAAAACCTTTACTGATGTCTCATCATTTCTGTCATATTTTCCATCAATAGGTAAATCAAATCCTAAAGTTCTTAATTTCTCCTCGACTTTTTTTACATCGTCTCCTTCCATATAAGGTACTTTATAATAGATTAATCTGTCCTGTGGCGGCATCGGTTCACCCCCTTTTTGGTATTTTTTTATTTCTTCTTCAAACTTATCCCAGTTAGTCTGGGATATTATTTTTGAATAGTCATTTGTCCAAATCCTATAGCCCAAAGGTTTGAATATATTTTTTCCCTCCTGGTTTATATCTGGCAGGCAAAGAGAAAAGCCTAAATAATCATATTTTTTACATTCTTCTAAAAGCTTTATATTTATGTCATGCCCTTCTGCACTCTGATAATCGGTAAACCAACTACCACCCTCATTACAGATTATTTCAATCCCCCACTCGTTAGCCTGGGTTTTTGCATAGGCTACATTTTTTAAATTCTTATCTAAGCTTGAGAGATGATGTACTCCCCAGATAAAACGAGATTTATTTTGTAAGTATGGAATTATAAGAGCTTCGTTAAATCTATGGTATTCCTCATTTACGATTATAAGTTTAAATCTTCCTTTTACATATCTATCAGCACTGTTTATGTAAGCAAGGTATTTACTTTCGGACAGTCCCCACCTTTCAGCCGGTTCGTTTATAACTGTTATAGCAGCGGTCTCATCATTAAATCCATTCTCGGCTAAAATATCCGCTACAATTCCGGCAACCTGTCCAAGCCTATCAGGACAGACTAAAGGTATATCTTCCCTTATTACCTCATTTAGATTCACAATCAAGTCCATAGAATACTGCTTTGCCTGTGCTATTGCCTGTTTGAAAGTGAAAGGCACGGTATAAATTTTATCTTTAGCGGAGGTATCCAAGAGATAATTTTTAATACCACTCTCAGGATAATTTCCCTTAAACCGGTAAATTATTCCACCAAAATACATGCTTGCCGCCCCATGGGGTGTGTGGCATTGAAAAACAGTGAATTCTTTAAACATTTTATCTCCTATATATTGCTTAATATTTTATCTGCAAAAGTAGTCAGAATCCAGTGAATTAACCAGCCTGCTGTAGTAACAATAACAAATATGGCTATACTGAAATAAGCTATAACTTTTATTTGCCATTTTTCTAATTTAAGAACTTTATTTTCCAAATCTTTAATTCTCTTTTCATGCGTCGCCATTTCTGCCTACCACCTTCTCTATGTCTATTACTTTTTGTTTTATGGTGTCCAACTTTTTGTCAATTTTTTCAAATTTTTCTTCTAACCCCTTCATACACTCTGTTCTCACCGTTTCACAATGCTCCTCTATATACAGGACAGTCCCATCAAAACAATCTTTCTGGTTGGTGGTATGAAATGTCTTCTTTATCATTTTTGCTACTTTTTGTAATTGCCCATTCATAAAACTCCTTTCTAAATAATGGATGACTTGTTTTGCACTGGTTTATAGGTTAAATCAAACACGTTTGTTATTTCATCATTGATTAAGGCAACATCCCACAAAATAACTTCATCTATGCACCCTGGAAAATAATCGGTACCATATGAAATGTTACCTACTAGTAGTGGAACATTTACATTCTTAATATTATCTATGGGAGTACCATAGTCGGTGTGAATATTTATTGGATTATTATCTATAAATAAATAAGGGACAAGAATGCCAGTTTCCAAACGCAACGTCATTATAGCATGATGCCAAGTATTCAAATTAATATGTCCACCACTGTCATATATCCTACCATAAGTTGCTCCAACAGAATTAGTAATTTCAAAAAATACGCATGGTTTTGTATAAGTAGGAGTTCCATACCACCATAACCATAATTCAAAACAATCTTCAGCATCACCAAATTTTCCAAGTAAGAAAAAATATGGTAAGTATTCTGTAGGGCGTAAACTTATATTAAATCTTGCTGATATGGTCATCTCTCCAGTTATATTTATTCCTGGTGTATTTCGTGTAGTTAAATAATCCCCACCATTTTCAATCCTTATTGCGTTTCCAATTACACCTTTTACTCTTTGCACACTACCGTGTATGTTTGATAAATGATTATAATCAAGGCTGGAACGTCTTATAGTAGCATCTCTTTCTTCTAAACTCCACATGGCAACTATATGCTCTCTCTGTGGTAAGTAATATGGTGTTCTATTTATCATTATGTTCTGCTTCCTCTAATTTCTATGCACAATTCCGCTCCAGGAGTTTCTTCATCTACCTGAATAATGGATGGATACACTACTTTGTCTTGTGCCCATTGATAGTCAAAATGAGCATTAGTTACTTGACCATAATGCTCTCCATTATCTATAGTAGGTCTATATATTGGGTTATCAAAAATTGATTCACTGTTTTCTCCATTTTCATCTGCTAAAATTATGTCTACGATAATATCATTACCTATTGGAGCTTCATCTACATAAATATATATTCTTCCCACTCCAATATTATATGGAATTGGAAGAGGCACGCATGGTTTTGAATCTTCTGCTAAATATCCTTGTATTTTGAAGACAAAAATGGGTGGTTCAGCGGATCCAACTCCACTTCTGCTAGCAACCATATTATCCTCTACTAGTTCTCCTATAATGGTTTCAAGATTTTTTTCTATTTTAATTTGGTCTACTTCAAGCCCATTTGTCAAGCTAGAGGTTTCAATTCTTACCAAAATACTATCTATGTCCACATTATCACTTGCATATACTACTTTGCAAATAGCCTCTGTCCTTAGCCAACCACTACCTAAGTCTCTTCCTTCAATATTTATGCCTAAAACACATGGGACTCTAAATTCCCCTTTAGTTCCATCTGAATAACTTATCTCTATAGTTACCCAACCCTTAACATCACTGTCATATAATTCCTGTGCAGTCACTAATTTGAAATCTATTGTGACTTTAAAGTCTATGTCAGGCTTGTCTCCAATTGTCTCAGGGCTGATTGTCTGATACATATATGCCGTGTTGTCAAGCAGGAAGTAATGAGTTTCACCTACGCCTTCTTGAACCGTGACATTGGATATAGTCCAATTAGAAGTATCTCCAGTCTCTGCTGACGGGTTTGTTATTAGATTGTCCCCATAACTCATAGCTAACCCTCTCTTAAACTCTTTTTTATTCCTCTAATAAAACATGCTAAGCCACCATCATAAGTGTAATCATATCTTATTGGTATGATGTCTATCTCTCCCACTTTATTAGTATCATCATCTACTGTAGTGGTATCTCCTAACTCTAAAGACATATCTCCCCTAGTATTGCACTCAACATACCCTTTTGGATCGGCAACGATTGGAAGTATTACAGTAGCCAGTGCTGACGCATCGCTTGCCAATTGTATTAGTGGATTGTCAATATCTAGTATTTTTTCCCCTATTAGTGTGTAGGCAGTATTGTCACGTTCCGTTATTTCATTTTCGATTGTTGTAATTGGATATCCCAAAACTTCTAATTTTATTTGTTGATTAGTAGATGCTGAATTATCAAATGATATATCCATTCCCCATGTTCCTATAGCCATGTAATTTATGGAGATATCAGGATTATCTGTTATCCTTATATGGTCTACAAATGCAACTGGAGCTAAAGTAAATTTCAAGTTTGTAAATGTTGAACCAGAAGCACTTACGTCTAGTTCATCTATAGTTAAAACTGAAGTCACATCTTCTATATTATGATGATAGTATCTTATTGTTACATCTGAATAAATTGAATCAAAGTCTTGTGGCATATCGGATGATTTGATTAAATCACTATCCGACATGGTGATGACTGATGCTCCAACTG